GCTACTGTAGGCCCTTGGCTCGACGACATGTTTTTCACCCTTCCGGGTGTTACTAAATATGTCAGCGTGTCAAGTAAGTACCAGTGTGACTCTACCTCCCGACCGTATCCGATCTTCAACGACCCTGTAGTGTATAGAGGGTGGTTGAGTGGTTCGGACGCAGTTAGTAGGTATGTCATATTCGGTCGCGCAAGCCTTTCCGCACTCCCCTCGCGAGCTCTCCGCATTAAATCTGTGGATGAAATCGCTAACAACGGAGTGTCTAAGTTATTAAACTTAGCTTCCGTCTTTGCACAAAAGCATGGCGGTCCTCGTCTTTGAGTGACTACTTAGACGATTATGCTATGTATTTGGGCTGAAAGGGCCATACTTTGGCTTTCGCTCCTGCAACACCCGCAACAGGCGCAGTGGTTACGGGACTAACATCCCCGACCTATACGCTTCTCACGGATACCGCACCGAACATTAACGGTAAGCAATATGCCGTTTCTGCACTTGGTGGTACTCAGACGGGCGTCGATGTGAATAGCGTTTCAAAGCCGTTCACAACGTCGTTCTTCCGGCCTCCGATCTTGAGAACGTTACCGCAGGCAAACCCTGTAACGGGCGTAATCAAGAACGTCCCCCTTAACGTGTATAAGTTTATTACACGCAAGGGGGCTGCCCCGGCTCTCAACCAAAGTATAATGGTGCCTAAAATCACCACGACTATTGAGGTTCCTGCCGGTGTTGACACTTATGAACCGGAAGAAATTCGCGCCATGATCAGTTGCCACTTTGGAATTGGTTGGGAACAAGCGAGCGGTATTTCGGTCACAGTGTTGACAGGTGTTCTTTGACCTGGGCTCGTGTGTCATCTGCCGGGATTGCGGTCGCTGTCGCGTTAATCATTATCGCGAATACGCCCGCCGTTCTTACGGATACACTCGCTCTGGCAGTTGCCCAGATTCGTGTGAATGCCGCGGCAACTCAACCGGTGCCCGTTACGGTAGTCCCATCGGAAACGATGGGAGAACCCGTATCGACCCCGAAGAAGGCTAAGTAGCTTCGTGCGCAAGCACGATTAGCCTTTGGACATACGAGAGTATGTCCTGAGTTGCTTCTTGGTTAAACCGTTATAATCATCGGGAGTTATCCTGTGAGTAAAAGTAACGTTCAAAGTGGTGAGATTCGCCTAACGGCGTTTTTCAACACACTGTTAGAAGAGCTTCTTGACAAGGGACCGCAGAATCCTGCTGTCTCGCGTCAGGTGCAACGCGCTCGTAAAAGAGCACGCTTCCTTAGAGAAGATCTTCGAGGACTTGCAATTGCCGATTTTCTGGCGATTAATAAAAGAGTGAAGGAGATTGAAGAAATCTCTCCACCCTCTCAAGTTCTCGATCGAAGGATTATAGATAACGCTCGCTATTTCATTACTACTGTTTTAGAGCGTTACACTACTTCCTTTGATGAGTTGGCCATCCAGCAGCCACTCGAGATGTCATTCCTGTATTCGAATTGGCGTTTTGGTCCCGGTGCCAGCAATGGCGTTAAGGGAACACATACCGTCGACAAGATTTTTCAGGAAATGACTTGTACCGCTCTGTGTGAACCCTTGGTGCTTAAACTGCGTAGGTTAAACCCTTACTTCGTGGCCAAAGATGGTCACAATGGAGTTTCGGGTACCAGGCAGGTTGAGGGTTCGCGACTAACAACAGTGCCCAAAAACGAGGACACTGAGCGCACAATTGCAATAGAACCCTCCGGGAATATGTGTCTGCAGCTTGCTGCAGGCATGTATCTCGAAGGAGCTCTACGGCATATCGGCTTAGACATTCGCAACCAACAGCAAAAGAACATTGCTATGGCCAAACGCGGTTCCATTTCCGGAGATGTTGCTACTCTGGATCTGAAATCCGCTAGCGATATGATAAGTATCGATCTTGTACGTGCCCTCATGCCGAGTTCGTGGTTTGACCTGTTAATGAAGCTCAGGTCACCCTCGATTACAATTCCTGGCGATGGTAAAGTCAGGAAGGACGGCATGCAAG